GCCGGCGCTAAATATGCTCGTTACTACTATTGCTACTATTTGCGTTTCCACTTTCTTGCTGTTTTTTTGTTTCCTCGGCGATCGCGATATTTACCTCGCGCAGCTTACCTTGTAGCCATTCGATATTAGCTAATAAGTCGTAGGCCTGGGCCTTTAGTTCCTGTAGGTTGTTTGCCATTTTTTTAAGGTTGTAGGGTTAAATTTAGTTGAGTACAAATATACTCATAAGCCGCTAAATTAACGTCGCTGGATTGGCCCCACGTTTCGTAAGCATCGCCGCTGATTGTAGTGTTACCCTGGGCGAGCGCTTGCTTTGTTTCGCCGTCCTCGTTAGTCGTTACGGAGCTAATAACCCAGTAAAACTGGGCATAGTTGCTCAAATTATCGTTTACAATAGACGCGTCAATATAGTTGCCGCTTGTTGCTTGTCCGTTTTGCCATATTGTTACTGGCGAAATTGAATATCCCATTTTTTTATTTTATCCGTGATTAAGAATGTTGTAAGATATATTTATACTGCTACCTGCACTTTTTGAAATTTGCCAAATCCCAGCTCCGATATTTACAGTTATACTAATAGCTGTGGGATTTACTAAAAAATTATTAGCAATTAAGATAGCGCCGCCATTCGGATCTAATAGCCACAATTGACTACCTCCATTCGTATCATCTCTAATTACAGTTATGCCTGAATATAAACTATTGAATAAGGTATAATTCGTACTGTTATTAACTATAGTTAAAGCATTACTACCTGAATATCTACCTACTGATGAAGAAACGTCGCCATTTACTCTTAATTTATATCCGGCGTCAGTCGTAGTGCCGATAAGTACGTTACCGCCGGCGGTTATACCCATTCTCACAGAGTTGTTGGTATAAAATAACATTGGAGTATTTCCTTTGTTATATTGATATACTGTTCCATCATTTCCCACAGCAGTACTAAAAACCCAATCAGCATTTCCTGTATTCCAAATAGTTAAATTTGGAGTTCCACTTCCCCCGATAGTTTGACCTGTACCACTTGCTCCAATGGTTGTTGTTTTATCAGTTGTTGTTCCTAAAAGCAAACTTCCCGAAGCATCCAAACGCATTACAGAACTGTTGCCTATTCTAAAGTCAGCTACATATTGACCAACTGTGTTCGTTACATCGACTAAAAAGCCATTATTTCCGCTTGCTCCACCTTGTCTTATTATTGTTGCAGCTAATCCAGCATTCAAAGTATCATTTGCAAGTACTTGTAGTGAAGTACTTGGAGTTGCCGTACCTATTCCAACCAAACCGCTAAAATATCCATTGCCAGTAACTTGTAGTGCAGCCCCATTATTGACCGTGCTGCCGATTAGTAAGTTAGCAGCAAAGTAGTTTAGATCGCTGGCCCCCTCTTGATAGATCCCCCAGCGGTTAGTGTACGTTATTGTGCCAGTACCAGCCGACTGATCGTTAATTAGCAGCCCGTAATTGTTAGTGATATTGATAGCGCTACCGATATTATCGGGAAAGCATAGGCGCATACCGGCCACGTGCGTGATTGTACCGACAGCGGTTCCAGCAAAAGAATGTACCCCAGTTATGGCCGCATAAGCCCTTAAAGTAGAGCCCTGGCTCATTGTTAGCGTACCAGCGCCAGTAAAAGATACTCGGCTATTGCCCTCTATTCCTTGCCTTGTGCCGGCTGGTAGTGTTGCGTTACCCCCCAGCGATAAATTTATAAATGCATTTACAGCGCTTAATGCGTTAGGCGTTGCAAAGGTCGTTCCGGCTGGGGCCGTTAAATTATAAGTAAACAAAGCCCCCTGGGCCTGGCCAGTTGAATAAGTTTGCTGGGCTAAAAATGCTGCTTTATTAGTAGTAGCTTGAATTGTTAGCGCGTCATTTGATAGCACGCTGTTTCTAAGTTCAAAAAAGTTATCGCCACTATTGTAGTTATCTCCTATTCGCCAAACATTTGTTCCAGTACGCTGAATGGACATTAAGCTGTTAGCAGTAGCGCTTGTAGCGTTAATGTGCATCATTACTCCTGTACCGTGCACGTCAAGTCGCACCCCAGGGCTGCTCGTTCCTATTCCCAGGCGCGTGTTTGTATTATCCCAGTAAAGATTTGCGCTGGATCCGATCGCCTGGCTGCTGGTAAAGTAAGCTACCTGGGTAGCTGTTCCTGTTCCAGTAATGGTGCTTGATCCTGGGCCGCCGATAAGATCCCACGTGGTTCCGTTATCGCGGTATATCTCAAAAGTATCGGTACTAACAAAGAGCCGGCCTGTTTGTCCTGCGGCTGGCCTGTTAGCAAACGTATTACTATTGATAGCTGGGGAGCCAAGCTGATTTAATATATTAAAGTTTACAAACACTATACGTAGCGTTTAAGTATTACTGTTAGTTGATTAGTTCCGGCGCCGCTAAAGTTAAACGAGTACACTTTTATATTGATCTCGTCGCGGTTGCCTGTAATATTCCAGCTTTGGTTTGGCGTAAGCAAAAAGCCGTCCACCGTTACGTTTGACGTGCCTTGATTAACGAAAATAACGCTATTAGCGTTCGTATCCGTTTGGCCCGATTGCTGGAAAATCTTTGTTTCGGTTATGTACTTTACGCAAGCCATTATCTACAATATTTTTGATCGTTTTCGTATTGACGCTTAAAAGTAGTATCGTCGGGCAAAAAAGTAGTATTGTCCACAATATCAGCCACCATTTGCCGGGCCGTACTGGCCGCACCCTGCGCGCTTGACGCCGCGGATCCTGTTTTTTTCTTTCTTTTGATCCAATAGTAGTACAGCGCTGCTGCAGCTACTAAATATAAAACTGTTGCTTTTTTCATACAAGTACGTCGTTATTGTTATAGCCACTAAAACGTATGCCTTTCGCAAGTTCTTTTACTACTGCTTTGGCTTGTTCTTTAGTAGCTGTTTTACTTTTTACGGCCCTTTGTACAGCAATTCGTTGAGCTTTTGCTGCTGGTCTATTCATTAAGTAATAGTAGATTGCCGCTGCGCCGCCTACTAATAATAAAATTGTTGTATTTTTCATACGAGTACGTTATTATCGTCAAATCCTTTAATTCTTATTCCTTGCGATAGTGCCTTTACGATTGCTGCTCCTGTCTTTTTTGGTACTCCAGCTTTTTTGGCCCTTTCTATTGCCTGTTTTCTTGCTTTTACGGCTGATGCGACAAGCGAAGTTTTAATGGCGCCACCTTCTTTTTTAGCTTGTAATGCTTTTCTAATTGTATCCGCTGCGGACGTTGAAATTAGTTTTGGCAAAAAAGATACCTCTGGTTTGGTTACCGTCGGCTCCTGGTCCTCGTCAGCAGGCAAAGTTTCGTCCTCTTTACGCTTACGCAAAAGCATAAACGCAGCAATGCCAGCGCCTACCAGCAATAAAATTGGCAAATAATTTTTTTTCATTTTCTATATTTTGGTAACCTTAATACTAAATTTTTTACTCTTGATAGCTCACTATCGCTTAATCCATTCCAGGGGAATGTATCGCTGCCCTCTTGCAAATAAGCCAGTAGATCCTGATTATATCTATTCAAAAATGTTTCAGCCAGGTAGCTAACTTGCGATTGCGTTTGTAAGCTCGAAAATACCCCAATAACGGCGGCCGTATCGTCTGCGTACCAGTTTAGGGCATTGTAGATCTTTTTAGCCAGTTCCGTTGCTGTAGCGTTTCTAAGTATTAACGCATTATTTCTTTTAGCAGCGTCCGTTTTATAGAACGCTGACTTAAACGGACTGTTTGGATCCTCTTGCTCCCTAATAACGCGCCTTTCGCCGGCTCCTGTTGCTAACCCTAAATTGACTAATAGCTTACGCGCAATAAAAAAGCCGCCTAATGCTACTCCAGCAATAAGAACCGTATTTGCGTCCAGTTTGAATTTTTGCGCCATTACTTTCTAAGCATTGATAACAGCATACTGATCTGTGCCTGCGGCATTGCTGCCAGCTTTTCCAAATCTTCTGCCGTTACTCCTTTACTAAATAAGGTTTGAATGATTTGCTCCAGGTCTTGCGTGCCGCTAACGTGCTGCACTTTCGTTGGAGCAAAACTTGTTACCAGGTTACCGAGCATCGCGATTAGCATTTGTTGGACTTGTGGTTGTTGTAGCATTCCGGCCAGTATGCTGGACGGCGTTGTCTTTTCTTCTTCTTCTTCTTCGTCCTCGTCAGTTTCTATTTCTGCCAGGCGTTCGGCACGTAGGGCGCGGATCTCGTTTAAGATCTCGTTATTTATTTGCGCCTGTTGGTTACTTACGCCGTAGCCGGCTATCATTCCTACTGGAGCTTCATTGAGCACAAAAACTTTGTTAATCGCCGGTGCCACTCTTTCTTTATCCTTGTCGTTGTATAGTCCAAGTACAAAGTTATTATAGTCGTCCGGCGCGATAAAATCAAGCTCGCGTTCCAGCTTTTCTAAGCCGTCGTCCTTGCTTTTACCGTCGTAAGCGCCAGTAATGTTTTTAGCCATTACTGAAAATCTAAAGATCTTCCAAGCGGCTTGCGGCTGCTCGTTGTACCAATTTAGGACTGCGCTTTTAGATCGTAGTTGTGCCGTTGATGCCATAGTTTAGATATAATAAACGCCAAAACAAAAACTGATGTTTGTAGTATTAGCTGGGGCTGATGCGATTGTTACATAGCTCTTATCCCAGGTTATCTTTTGTCCACTAAATTCGGGCAAGCTACGAACGAAAGGAGCGCTGGCTGAAGTTGTTGCCTGGGTGCGAATTAAGCTAATCAAAGGAATGCGAAACAAGTCCTGGCGCTCGTTTGAGTATAAAACCAGATAGCTTTTTTGTAAGATAGCAGCGGACGGGAGCGCCACGTTATTGGGCGACACGGCGAGCGTATCTACAGCAAAAGTTTCCAGGGCCATTAGCGCTGTATAGCGCAGTTTAGGTAGGTCGGGAAAACTCCATTGCGTTTGAGTTTGTCCGGTGCTTGCTACTCCAGGAACGAGCAGCTCAACGAGTTCGTACTTTGCGGCCTTAAATGCCATTTTGATAAATTTTACTTTTTGAAAATAAGAGCAGCGGCTTTTTAGGGCCGCTGCCCTTTTTTACTCTATATGAACCTGATTAACGTACAGGGGTAACGTTCTGCGCCAAATGACCGCGCATGATGATCACAGCACGGCTATTTGCCTGTACTGCAGCCATAGCTTGCGGCAATTGTACTTGCAGAGTGTTTTGCTTAGAACCTACCAAAACCCAGGCTGGCTCAACTGGATAAAATCCGTCGGAGCTACCGTCGTTTTGATCAACGTAGTTGATACCTGATGAGGTGTAGTCAGCGTCCAGCGTTTCTTGCTGCTGAGGTACGTAGTAATGGCGATACAAATCGTAAGCAGGAACGATTTGACGGTTATTTACGGTCAGCGTTAAGCTACTGTTATACCAGTTCAGCAATGATGCAGCCGCGTTAGCGGTTGTAAAGTTTACTGTGTTGGGATAGGTAAACAGCTTAAAGTTAGTAGCTGTTGAGCTAGCTGGAGCACAAAAGAACAAGCCAAAAGAGCTGCAAACGAAGGCATCTTGCAAATTGAGACGCTGTTCGGTGTTAAAGCTCGTGGTGTTGCTGCTGCTAACGTCGTTAGTCAATACGGGAAACTGATAGCTGGTTACAGTAGTTGATAGAGCTACTTCCAGACGCAGATAACTTTGTGAGAGTACTGCTTGTCCGAGCGAAAACCCAGCAGAGTTAATCGCTTGTTTTGCCTTTTCAAAGGCCAGGCGTGTGCCAACTGTTGATGCCATTTTTTTTGTTGCCCTGTTCGATTGCCCAGGGCTGGGCTTTTAGTTAAAATAAAGGTGAATACGAGTGCATCGTATTAGTACATTTCGTCCTCTTCCATACCAGCCAGGACCGAAAGGTCATCGCCAGCCATAACAGTATCGTCGCCAGCGATAACACTAATGTTATCGGGGATCTCGCCTACTGTTACTGGAAAAGTCATAGTGTCGTCCATAGCGCCGAGAGCTGGGATCAGTCCACCGACCAATCCGGCTCCACCAGCGGCGATCATACCGTTTCCGATAGCTTTACCCATATCCCCTTTTAAGATCATTGGGAAAGCAATACCTACGGCCAATACTGCTGCATTTTTTACAGTATCATTTCCGAAAGGAATGAACTGCGCCACTTTTTTACCAATTACAGCTCCAGCCACAATGCCGAGAGCTTGTCCGATACCGGCTTTGCCGATTGCTCCCATACGACGGCGTGAACTGCGTCTTTTGGTGCTTTTTCTACGTCTTGCCATTTTTGTTGTTTATAGTTGTTTTATTACGTCCTTAGTTACCACAGCAGCTTGTCTGCAAAGTACCCGGCTGAACCTTTAATCTTTCTATCTGCCTGGTGCCTTTGCTTGTATAGGCGCCGCCGCTGATCGGCTACCGTCTTTCCGAATAACTTTACGTAATTCGGATAGTCCAGGTAGCCTTTAGCGCCTACACTTGTTATAAAATTTCCCTCTTTATCAAAGACATCTATTTTTTTACCCTTTCTGCTGCTGGGCCGGATCCTTACATTTAGGCGCCGGGCCTGGGCTGCTGTATAGGGTAAAATTTTATACATCAATAAATAGTTACATTCTTTTTAACTTGATCCATTAAAAACATATCTCTAAACCTCTCCCTATCTATACTATCTCCACCATTCCAACTATCAACGCCTTTTTCGTGTTGTATTTTGAAAAACATATTTAATCTCCTATTCAGTTCTGCCCTTGTAAAACCATTATTTTTTAATGCAGAAGATTGAACGCCTTTTTTACCATAAAAACCATTAACATAATATCTAAACCACGTTTTTTGTTTTGAAGGTATTTTAATAAATTTTTTTGCACGTGGTAAACCACTTACGACACGTATATTGACGTTATGGCTTTTAGTGTCGGTGTGCATTTCAGTAGCAGGTCTTTTTTTAGCTTTTACTTTAGTTGGTGCTGATTTCTTTTTTACAGCGCCTACTTCAGCCCTCTTTTTACCGTAGCTAATAGCCCAGGCCTGTTTTACGGCTTGCGCTTGCGTTAGCTTTGGATTTTTTTTCCGCAGCTTGCTGGCCTCTTTTACGACGGCCTTAAATTTTGCCCTGGCGGCTCGTTGCTTTGCAGTCATTTATTTTTTTCTTGTTACAAAATACAGAACGGCAGCGCCGCCAAGTATTAAGGGTAAAAAATTAGGTTTGCCGGTTGTAGTTGTTTTAGTTGCTGGGGCCATATCGCTGATCGGCTCCATTTCGGCCGGCTGCTCAAAAACTTTATCTGCTATATCAATATCGCTGGCGTCAGTTGCCGCCTTTGGCTCCAGTACTTTTTTTGCCAGTTCTTGCGCTTTTTTGTTTACAGCGTCCACCCCTACTTGCACCAGTTCGGCTGGATCAATACCGATTTGTTTCAAAAAGTCGGCTACCTTAACCAGTAACGGTGCGGCCGTTACGGCGGCTGCGGCTGGTGCCGCTGGAGCTACGCCGATCTGGTCCATTCCAAATATTCGCTTTTTAGCGGATCCTTTTTCCCAGGCCTTTTTTAAGGCATTGATTTGACCACCGGCACTTTCCCAAAAGTTTTGCAGCTTGCTCGGTGCCTTATCCCAGGCAGCGGCCAGCTTATTTCCAAGCCCAGCAAAATTTAAGCTAACCAGCAATAAAAAAGCATTACGAACCGGGGCCGCAGCTACTTTCAAAACTACTTTAGCCCCTTTCTTTAATACTTGCCCTGTAGTGCGCTCGGCAGCTTTGCGGGCAGCCCTAACCTCGGTTACTGCTGCTTTTCTCGCCGCTTTAGTCGGCGCCGCTTTTCTTGCTGCTTTAGCAGCTTTTAGTTCTGCTTTTTGTTGCGCTGTTGCGCCTATTCCTGATATTGAGTATAATGCCATTTTTCTATCGGTTGCGTACGAATACGGTTTTTTATAGTTAAAATCGCCCACTACTGGATCAATCCAAATTTCATTTTCGGTACCTGGATCCACCACGACAAAAACGTGCTGCGGCTGTTTATCAAAAAGTTTGTAGCTGGCAAAACGGTATGCAAATGGTATTCCCAAATTTTGTAAGATACCCCCAGCAAATAAGCTGTAGTGCTTGCAATCGCCGTAGCCAGTAGCCAAGATAGCGGACGGACTTTTTACGGTCTGCTTGCTCCCTGGCTCAATAACGTAACGCACATTTTTTTTTAGAAAATTAAAAATTTTGCGTGCTGTTGCTTTTTTTGATCCAGCATTAAAAAAAGAGCTGATTTTGCTATAGTCCTGGGCGTGCCTACGGTGCGCGTCAATTATGGCGTCTATTATGTCGCCAGTACTTTGCTCGGCCGTTAGCATTTCGCGCCGATTTTGAAACGGCGATAATATGCCCATTAAAATAGCTGCGTCCATATCTTATACCGTTCTATTATCACTAATAGGCACCACTAATCCATCCACGTTTGCCGTTCCTGTAAAATTGATATTTACGGGCCCAGGCGTTTTTTCTTTATTGAAAAAATCGCGGACGGTTTGAAAAATACCTATAGCGCTGGGGCGTGCCTGTAGGCGAATAATAGTTTCACTATTTGCCGGCACTTTTTGATCGCCAAACGCCGAAACGCTGGCCACCGACGATCCTTTTACGCTTACGTCGCCAGTTATAGAACGAATAGTTATAGCTGAATTGGTAGGGTTCTGCGCCGCCAGTTCAATGTTTAGGACTGGAGAGAGCAAGCGGCCCCCAGGGCGAATGGATCTAAGAGAAAAAACGGCTTTTTGTCCGAAACGGAAACGCGAGAGCAAAAATAGAGCCGCTGCGCCGCCTACAAGATAAAGAATATTCCGCATTTACAATTTGTGCGGCCTTTTATGTTCCTGTCGTTTGTCGTTACCGAAAATAAAACAAAACTACTAATGAAAAAAATTATTTTTTAACCCTGTAATGTTTTGTAACTTTTCGCCGAGCCCGCGTGCGGCTTTGTAGGGCCGCTACGCGGACTCTGGCGAAGTTAGTGAAAAAAACTGATATAAGACACTATTTTAAGCCATAAAATATCCACATTTATTCACTCGTATTGACCTTTATTTAATAAAAGTATAGCCAGTATAGGGCATAAAAAAGCCCAGCGTTGAAACGCCGGGCGTGAATTGTTAAACCAACCTGTCTGCTTATGAGAGCCCTAAATTACGTATTTTTCTTAAAATCGCTTATAAGCCACGTACGGCCCTCAAATTTCGCACTTTCCTTGTCGTACCAATTTATGTACCAGGCGCCACAGTTAGCGCAAAATTGGCCAAATTTGAGCCGGCTGGCGATGTTTCGATACTTTCTCGGTCTTTTGGTACCGGGCTTAAAAAAAACTATTGCAGTTTCAAGCTTTTTATTCATTTTTTCCTATTTTTGGTATGAATACGAGTGATCGCGGTTTGTTCCGTTGGTCGTTTGTCCGCGCCGGTCGAGTTTACTCCCGGCGCTTTTTTTTACCTAAAACGGCAGATCATCACTAAGCTCCCGATCCTGGCTGCTCCCTGACGTTAATGGGGCTTTAGTTTGTACGGCCGTAGGGTTAAGATCTACCGTCTTATCCTCGGTAAACAAGACGCGCAGATAAGTTTTGCCGGCTTTACTCTTATTGATCCAGCCACTCATTTTATAGGGCTTGCCGTCAAATAAGCAGCTCCCTGTATAGTCGGGCTGCGTTTCCTTGTCCTTAGTGGCGCGAAAAAGAGCGCCGCTGTTGTTTTTTTGTTCCATAGTTATTGCTGTTCAGTTTCCCCTGTTCCCGGGTTAAATTATTTCTTTTTTGTAGGTATAGCCGGGCTGGGCTCAATGTAGGGCACCTGGTTCCAGCGTCCGTCGAAGTTCATTATCGCGACTGGCTCGAAGTCGCTATCGCTACGTAGATATTTCGGCTTTAGTGTAAACTGGTTATGCTCTTTATTCTTTTCCACTATCATAGTGGACTGGCTCCAGCGGTCCGTATTAGATCCCAGGTGCCCCAGCGTTTCGCCTTGCCCTTTACCCAGGTGCAGCACTCCCAAAAGTAAAATATCGTACTGCTTAGTAATTCGTTTTAGCCAGTTGGTAACAAGTCGCGTTTCTTTTGGATCGTTATAGTCCAGGCAAAGATCCAGTAAACCATCCACAATAATACAAGAGCAATCCGGGTTATTGATTAAATACTGCTCAATCATTACTCTAATTTTTTCGGGCATATCCTCGCGCATAGAGTAGGCGTCAAAAGTAGGCGGCAGCTTTTTTTTCTCGGCCAGCGTTACTATTTTATCAATTTGCCTGTAAAAGTCAAAACTACTCATTTCAGTATCGAAGTAACCGATCCGTGGCCTATCGTGGGGCAGCGCCAGTTTCATACCCCAAATGCTGGAAAATAGCGGCACCAGGGCAGACGCCGCCGCCGCACCCACGAAAGTTGATTTGCTGGCTTTCGGTAAGCCCGAAAATACAATGTATGACTGTAGGCAGCCCACTACTTTACCCTGGACCGTAAAAATCGGCACCTGGGCGGCTGGCCTATTGTCGGCGTCGTATTTTCGTGATAATAAAAGTTTAGAGAGATCCAGTTCGTCGTTTGCCATTTTTGCTTAGTTCATACCCCAGTACGTCGCGAGCCATTGAAAAAATAAAAAAGTAATAAGCAGCCAAAACTTAGGGCTGCTAAATAATTGCAGTATTTTGTTTTTCATTTTCTTGCTTGTTTAATTCATTAAATAATTCAGTTGCTCCCAGTACAGCGGCTTGGAAAGCATTAACGGCTTTTCCTTTGTGTCTTATTTGTTCGTCCAGTCCTAATTTCAAATAAAACGGCAGCAGTTGTATTGCTGCAAATTCTAGTTTACTCATTCCTGGGATCGGCGCAATAATACGGCCTAAATTGTCTTGGGCTACCTGTGGCGGAAACGCTGGCGCATTGTAATTTTCCATTTTTTGATTTTTTTGATTAGATAATAAATAAAAAAGCTGATTTGTATTACTAAGTATGCAGCGACAAAAGTCGGCAGACACACTACAGTAATAAAAAATAACTCTAATAAGAATTTAGCCAATTTCATCGGGCAGTTGCTTGATATTGATTATTTGCCGTTGCCAGTAGTCAATGCTATCGCCAATTAAAACGCGCATTTCCATAGCCAGGTTAAAGGGTATAAGGCGCTGCTCAATTAAGCAACGTGAGCCGCAGTCAAAAGTAATTTCGATCGTTACCTTTGAGCCGTCCAGGTTCATTCCTAAAAATTGAAGGGCTTTTACTTTGTTTTCAAGCTCGCGCAAAAATGCGGCTTTGTCCGTTTGAGTGGTCATAGTTCCGTAGTTTAATAGATTAGTAAAAAGATCGTTTGTCGTTTGTAAATTTATAGCAGTTTATTTCATACTACCAAAAAAAAATCTTGCCTGGGGCTGGCAAGATTGTAAAAGTTTATAAAAATCAATACGTTAGGACAAAAATAGGTCGGCTTCTTTTTTACGTCGTAGCGTAAGGCCTGGCAGTTCTTTGCCGCCAGCCCTATTCCAGCGCAAAAACTGGGCCGCTACTAAGTTTTTATCCGTTTTGCTATTAAGCAGTCGCAGTAGCGTAGATCTTGCAAAAGCCCCAGCGCCGATATTGTACACTAATGAGGTCAGCGCTGATAGCTGATTAGCCGTTATAGGCACTTTTACCAGGCGCTTAACGTCCTTTTCTGCTGATGATGTGCTGATGCGTAGCCAGTCCAGGGCTTGCGCTTGTGTAATTTTATCGCCTTTTTTTACTGGCAGCCCAGTATAGGGGTTACGAGTATTGCCGTAACCGATAGTCCATATCCCGGCGCTATCTTGATAGGCATTTAATTTAATCCCCTCAAACCTGGCTATAAATTTAGTAGCGCTCATTTTGTTTCTAATTAGCAGTAGCGATAATGCTACAATTCCAATAATATAGTTTTGATAGCGCCGCACACTTACAGTCCTGTTTTATCGTAGTCCTTAGCAGCAGCCAGGCCCAAGCCGGCGCCGATCGTTGTAATTCCAGTTACCAGGTCGCCTTTTAGTATGGCAGCTACGCCGCCTACGATTGTGGCAAAACCAAAAAAGGTAGTTTTCCAGTTCTTAATTGCTTTTTTCATATTTAATAAAGTTTATGCCGTTATAAATTATTGTAGCTACTCCCAGGGCCGCCATTATTGCCTTATCGTTTCCTTTTAGCTTAGTTGCAGCATAGATCATAAAGGGACCAATAAAGGCCACGTCTGCGATCCTTACGAGCTGCGTTTTCATAGTGACGTTCTTTTTATTTGCTGAATTAAAATATCCAGCTTAGTTTCTAAGCGAATAAGGCGCTCGGCGTGGTCGTCGTGCTTTTCTTGTTTATCTTCTAAGGCTTTTACCCGGTAGTTCAATACAGCCCACGATGCGCCGGCGCTAAATATGCTCGTTACTACTATTGCTACTATTTGCGTTTCCACTTTCTTGCTGTTTTTTTGTTTCCTCGGCGATCGCGATATTTACCTCGCGCAGCTTACCTTGTAGCCATTCGATATT